GTTTTTTCTTTCAGGATCTTCAGGAACTGAAATCTCATTTGTTATCAATTCTGTTATCCTATTTATTCCTCCCTTGTCCAAGTCTACTAAATCGCAAAACTTTTCTAATGTATATGGACATTTCTCACCCTTTGCTTTGTATCCTGCTTGCACACCGGCAAAGGCAAGTTCAAGGGCAAATAAAAGGTCTTCGCCAAGTTGGGAGAGGTCACTTAGCTTAAGATTCCTCTCCCTTAAAAATGTACCTAAAACGAACATACCAAACTTTACTGGAATGTCCGCTTCAGCTATTTTTATTGTTTTCATTTTAGGTAATTTTTAATTCTAAGATTTAACTGATTTTGTAATTGCACCTGTAACTTCAAACGAAGCTGAGTAGCTTGTATTTTCCTCTACAGCAGCGTTTAAATCCAATGATGTACAGATGGCAGACATTGTAAACACGTTATCACCGCTGACATCAGTAGTAAACTTAATCGTTAAAGCAGTGCCACTTATCAAATCTGTAAAGAGATCATCAAACAAGTAATTTGTAGAAGAATCGCCAGGCCCAGCATACAATGCCTCCGTTGACAGTGTGCCTGAAAGCTGACCTTTTTTAACTTCTCTCCATCCACCGCTTGCGCTATCTTTGGTTAAGATTTCACGCATAGCTGCAGTGATGTTCATTTGGCAGGATGTCGCGTAACCGATAGCAGTGTTATCTTTGTACAACCTCATCAACGTACCATTAATTATTCCAGTTGTTGCCATTTTATTATTTTTTAGCTTTTGACAAATCTATATTAACATCAATTTTTTCCAATTCATTCTCATCCTGGAAATATTCCATGGGCATAGGCACTGGAACATAAATAGGTTGAGGTGCTTCTTGTTTTTTCTTTTCAGGCATTTGCTCTACTACAAAGTCATCATCAAGATGTTCTGCAATGCCATCGGCAACAAGTTGTTTGCCAAAGTCGGAAAGGAAAACTCCTGTTGCGCCTACTGGCTTACCGTTCCACGGTTTTATTAATCTTAGTTTCATAATTATCTTTTCATTCTTGCCATAAAATCAACTGACATCCAATATACATTTAAGGTAGGATTATATACTTGTGAATCGCTGGACATATATTTAATGGTTTGTACTTCAACTCCATTTACAGTCCCTACAAACCTATCAAGGCTATTTCTTATGTTGTTTGCGAGTTCTTGCGTACTATCATAGCTTTGAGTATAGCAATCAATTTGAAATTGCACCTCCTCCAAATTACTTTGTCCATCCTTGTAATCAACTGGGAGAGAGTTTACGATAGTATAAACACAGAAAGGATATTGCACATCCTGAGGTGTTAAATCAGGATATATCTTTTGCCCAACAATCGCTATGACTGTAGCCTCTGCGCTTAACCTTCCATATATTACTTTTCCTATCATTTCCACCAACTTGTGTTCATACCATTTATTTGAGCCCTTGCCTCTGCAGACATTGCTTTAAAAACTGGTATTTGTGATAAACTCCTTGCTTTTAATACTATCTTTCTTCTCCATGCTTTAGCAGAACCATACACCATATGAGCATAAAAACCATTATAACTTTGCTCACTATTTAAATAAGTGTTGTTACCTCTATCCTTTATATAATGAGGTCCTACTGCACCTAATTTCCATTTATATTTTTTAAGTATTTCACTTAATATTTGAACCGATCTTTTTAAATTACCAGGTTCAATTTTATAAGCATATGTTCTTGTATAAACTCTACTTCCAGTATTAATTGTTTTTCCAATGCCTAACTTATTTTTTTCTTGTCCCCATGAAGTAAAATAATGTGTTTCTTTTGACACAGGTATTATTGAACGGTATATTTTTAAAGCAATAGGAGTAGCTGATTCAATAATTTCATGTCTTTGGTCTAAACTAACAACTCTCATTATTTTTTCCATTTCCAAAACTGCATCTGCTAAACCAGTAACAACTAAAGCACTACTTGATCTACTTCCTTTGTAATTAGATTTCTGTAAGTCTCGTAAGTGAGATAATTGTTTTTGAGTAAGATACGACATTGTAAAAATTTAAATAGGAGAATACATAAGCATTCTCCTATTATTTAAGCAACTGTTAGCGTTAAAGCACTTGCGTTAAACTTAACCTCATCACCTACTGCAATAGATTTACCAGCCGTTGGAGTTAATTGACCATAAAATAGTAAGTCTCCTCCAGTTGCAGAAGTAAACACCGCAACATAAGTAGCAGATGCAGTAGCAGTTGCACTTGATGTAATAGTAAAAGCAGATGCATTCGTAATTGTACCATTTCCACCTGTACCTCTTGTCCAAGAACCTGCACCAGATGCAACTTGGTATCTTGTAAAAAGAGCAGTACCACCAGATCCTGCGTCTGTTGGATCACCATTATACAATTGTACAAATGTAGCAGTTGGAGCAGTTGCAAAAGCAGTACCTGCTATCCATCCTGTTATTTGGTCTTCCAAATAATTTGAAAAAGCCGCCATAGTTTATTAGTTTAAATTATTTAAAATTAGTTCTCTCTTTTTGTTCTGCTTATCCACTCTAAGCACATCGTTTAAATACTCTCTCCCCTCCTTCACTATCGCCTCTCTGTCAAAGTCCTTGTTTTTAACCGCCTCCATGACATCGCCAAACTTCTCATACTTTATTACACCTGGAATGTTGTACTCTGGTATTCCCTTTGGCGCAATCGTTACACCGCCAGCGACTAACATCTCAATGGCAAATATATTGCTCTTTGCAAAGTTAAAATCGTTTTTGAGTAACGGAAATAAGCCGTAGTGACATTGGCTATTGTTTAATGTTTCAAAGTAGCCAAATAAACTACTGTTCCATTCCTTTGTTTTCACCTTTGGAAATAGATGAGCCATGATAAAATCCTGTATGCCAAGCATGGCAACATCGCAGCTTTCATCTTCCGCTAACTCATTTATATAACTTGAAATGCTGCCTATGTCATCCAAGTGGTGCATTGATCCTCTCCAAATAAATCTTATCTTATCTTCTATCTTAGGCACTGGCATGAATGGTTGGATAATTGGATTCCAACCGTTATTTATAACCGTACTTGCAATGCCTTCGTGATATGGCAGATAATACTTTTGCAAGGCATCAGTAGAATAAATAATGTGGTTAGCAAACTTAAAACAATCCTCAACCGTTTTTCTCATTGCCTCATGGCTTAGTCCAATGTGTGCAGGATTAGTGCGTGTTGTTTCGTGTAGATTATCGTCATGGTCAATAATAATCTTTTTACCCATCCTTTTACATTCTCTTAGCATTTCAAAGTAAGCCATGCCATTAGGAGATTTAGCCACTACTACATCAACATCCATTAAATCATACCACTTTGCACTTTCAATGGCAAGGTATCTTATATCATGCCCCATGTAGGCATAGCAGCCAACTGTCCGGTAAAAGTCGGTAGCTGGAGAGTTGATGTTTGTAAAAATGGCTATTTTCATCGTGTTAGGTTTATTTCTTCCCAGTTGCCTATTTCCTCATTCCATTGATACCTTTTGCCATCGTTTGGATAAGGTATTGGCGATTGCCATAAGCAACTAAATTCGTCTAATATCCATGATGGAAAAGGTTTTGGAGGTATAAAAGCATCTCTTATTTCATCATAATAATATCCAATTCCAGCATAGTTTTTTCTAAATGCCTTGCTTTGGTCTTGGCTTGGTGTGTTATTGTCGGCTTGATAATGAACACCGCCATGCGTGTTATAAGATGTACGTTTGGCAACACAATTATACAAATATGAATAATTTGTTTCAGTGTCCAAACCATCTATTTGATAAATTTCATCTGCACCACTTATAACAGTAGTAACAAAATTTTCATTATTTAATAATGCGTAATGTGCCATATTATGAGAATGTTACTGTTCCAGAATTTCTAATTTCTCTAATACTATAACTACCATCTGTGTAACTTACTGCATCTGTTTCAGATCCTCCTGATAATGTGATAGTTGCAGATGATGTTAACCATCTAACTATAACTACTCCTTTACCACCTTGACCTCCGTTAGCGGCTGAAGTAGCAAAGTTACCACCACCACCACCACCACCAGTATAATCAGTACCTGGTGAACCATTGTTATTTACAGTTACTGATGCAACTCCACCAGCACCTCCTCCAAAACTTGCAGAACCTGCAGTACCTCCCGCATAGGTACTACCACCACCTCCACCACCTCTTGGTGTTGATATTCCTGTAATTGAATTATTTAATCCTGCACCTCCATTTCCTGCAGTTGTTGAACTTCCGTTTGCTCCAACAGCACCAGCACCACCGCCACCGCCTGCACCATAATTTGGAGCACTTCCATTACCAACACCTCCACTATTACCTTGCCCAGATGTGCCTGTTCCAGCTGATGCTCCGTCGGTACTTCCTCCACCAGAACCTCCATTTATACCTGCGTTAATCGCTGCACTTGCACCGCCACCACCTCCAACAG